GAACAAGAATGATGTGTTCAGACTGCAAGGTGGCTGGTCAGTTTAACTCACGAGGCCAGTATGATAAAGCTGAAGAGATGCACGGATACTGTAAAGGAGACTGCGTTTGCCAACACAAGACTGGACCAGGGTGGGTCGTAAGAAAAGGTCAAAGTCCGACTCTGATGCAAACACAGTCTCCATAGCAGATGTAGTTAGACACTTTGGAGGAGAAGTAAAAGAAGGTCGCAACATATCTGTTCGTTGTTGTATGCACGATGATGCTCGCAAGAGCGCAGTCATTGACACCTATAACAATTTGTATTTCTGTCATACCTGTGGCAAGGGTGGCAACGCTGTTAATGTAATTATGGAACTAGAGAATGTGGGGTTCAAAGATGCTCTTGCAAGGGCAGGCGAAATTATTGGAGGAAGCGGCTCATCACTACGCACAGGAGATAAGCCCAGAAGCTCTGCAATATCTAGAAGGACGTGGAATATCTGAGGAGGTAGCAGCTAGGTATCGTCTTGGTTCTATCACAGATCCGATAGAGGGACATCAAGGTTATGAAGGTTGGATATCTATACCTTACTTCACTGCTTTAGATATTTGTGTTGGCTTTAAGTTTAGAAGATTAGATGATGGTAAGCCTAAGTATGGTGCGCCTATTGGTCAGAAGTCACACCTGTTTAATGTCATTGCAACTATGTCTAATACCAGCAGGGTAGTTGTATGTGAGGGTGAGTTTGATGCGATAGTTATGGAAGCTAATTGCCAAGTGCCAGCAGTAGGAGTGCCTGGAGTTGCTGCTTGGAAGCCTTATTATTCAAAGTTATTCAATGGTTTTGATATGGTTTATGTAGTCGGTGACAATGATGTTAAAGAAGATGGGACTAACCCTGGAGCTGAGTTCTCTAGGCGTGTCGCAGGTGAGTTAATCAACTCACAAATCGTACAATTACCACCAGGTATGGACATAACAGACTTCTATCTGGTGAATGGACAAGAAGCAACAGCTAACCTAGTAGGAGGAGTTAAGTGAGTGACTACAAAGAAGGAATTGACACAGATGGCAGAGTATCTGAAGGAATTGGGGATGGTAATAGTCTCCATAGACTTCAAGAATGGTACTATTACAGTCAAACCGATTCCGACAAGAAGTTAGATTCGGAGTTCGTTGCTAATGTGTGGCGAATCCTTGACACAGCAGGTAATCTGCTCATCCGCAAACATAAAGATTATGGTCCAAAGAACATCTCTCACAGTCCAGGTGGAGCACTCAACGGATTACGAGTGCGTATGCACGACAAGGTGGCTAGAATCAATCACCTCGTTGATAGTGAAGTCTCTCCCTCAAACGAGTCACTTCGAGACAGTTTCTTAGATCTACTTAACTACTCTGCTATTGCAATGATGGTCTTAGATAAGACTTGGCCTGAGATACCTAATGACTGACGAATCTACTAAGTATCTAGACTTTATCTTTGTGAGAATGGAAGCAGAGATAAGAGAGAAGATAGCCAAAGAGATTGAAGGTTTATACCACGATGACAGGGAAAACACTTGTCGCAAAGATAACTGTATTCCTTGTATGATTGTGGATAGCGCAGTTGGTATTGTTAGAGGTAAGAATGACTGATATCCACCCAGTTATACTTGATATAGCTCCTAGCGTAGCCAATACTATCTGTCGTAGGTTTCGCAACTATGTAGATAGAGACGATGTAAAGCAGGAGTGCTACGCCTGGTATCTAACAAGAGTAGAACATCTAGATGGACTATTAAATGAAACTAATCCTATCCAAAAGGTAATCAATGAGAAGCGTATTGCTTGGCAGATGAAGCGCCACTGTGAGCGCTATGCTCGCAAGGAGAAGGCAGCTAAGTCTGGCTATCGCATAGGCGATGAAGCCTTCTATGACTCAGCAGTTATAGCCCAGCTATTGCCTCACGTTATTGCTTCAGTAATAGATAATACAGTCTTAGAACAGGCACAGAACCTCATTAACGATGGTCAGCCACGTAAGCAGTCAGCTCCAGCAGAAGGTGGCAACCTACTTGCTACCCTGATAGATATAAAGAAGGCTTATCTAAAGCTGGAGATAACAGATAAAGATATTCTTATCAAGAGATATCACGAGAGCCTCACTCTTGAGGCTATGGCAGAGTATCTAGGTTGCGCTGTATCTACTGCTGATCGTAGATGTCAGAGCTCTTTGCGTAAGTTGCAGAATAACTTAGGCGGGGAGAGTCCATACCAGTGAAAGAATCCGAGCTCTTCGATTATCTAAAAGATAAACACTTCCCCGACCTTGAGAAATCTGAAGGCGCTTTCGACTCCTTTGACTGCACTACCATTGAAAAGAACTTATACATTGAACTCAAGTGTAGGCATAGTCACTATCCAGATTTGCTGATAGAAGAGATGAAGTATCGCAGGCTTATCAACCAAGCAGGAAGTATGGTTCCTTACTACATTAACTCCACACCAGAGGGTATCTATGCCTTTGATTTATCAAGAGTTCCAGAGCCAAGCTGGTCTGAGAAGTGGATGCCTACCACTACAGAGTTTGCTGATACTAGAAAGATTATGAAACTTGTCGGCTTCCTACACCTAGACTATGCTCTACCCCTATAAGTGTCTGAACTGCTTAACTACCCTTTCAGTTGAGCGTTCTATCCACGCCAAAGAAAGTGCGCCCTCCTGCACTGACTGCGGCAAAGTAATGAATAGGGTCTGGTCCTCACCCCCTCTCTCTTTCAGAGGACCAGGCTTCTATTCAACTGATAAGGATTAGCCTCTTATCTTTTTTATCTTTGGCATTTCGTATCCACAATTTTTCCTGTCATTACATTCCCAATAATCAGGACTAACTTTAGGTTTTGAATCTAAAGTTATGTATGAAACTGTATTCATTTCTTTACCGCACTTTGGACATTCCATATTTATCCTTTCGACCACAAACTTTGTGGCTCGGAAACTATTCTACTCAGCGAGTTTTTTAGGTTATTGATTTTTGACATTACCTGAACGGCGACACTCCGACAAAACAAAAATGCCGATTTCGATTTGACAAAGTAAATCACTGCTTTTAGAAATAAGAAAGCCCCGCAGTTAGCACTCTTGATCTGCGGGGCCTCTTACGCTAAGTGAAAGGATAAATAACCCTTAGCTGTCCTTTATTGTATCAACAATACCAGAAATAATCCACTCAACTACTGGTACTGCTACTGCATTACCCATCTGTTTATATCTATGAGTATCACTTTGTCCTTCTGTCCAGCCATCAGGGAATCCTTGTAGTCTTTCACACTCAAGTGGTGTAAGCCTACGCACTTTAGTTGTAGCTACCATAGGCATATTGTTTCCACCTGTTCCCATCCTAGCCTGCAAAGTATTTATTTTACCATCTTGTATTCGTACATCATCTACCCTATTGCCATAGAAAACAAATAGTGTTTGATCATTAGCAGTTGCTAAAGTTAAACTTCTATCTTCGCTCATCAATGGTCCTTTACCTCCTCCTGGTTTGCCTTCACGCATACGCATAACTATAACTGTGGTAGCTCTAACATCACCACTATCAAATGCGTTCAATGTTGGTACCACCCCCCCCCTCAAGCCACGTTTCATAGTCGGTATCACTCTGTGCTCGCCTACTTTTAGTGAACCACAACATTATCTTCAGGTCTTTTGTATGTGGTAGCAGTAAGAGTAGTCACTCCTTCGGAGTATTTTGCGAAACCTGTTTGACCAAAGCTTCTTGTAGTGCTGGTGGAAGAGTCTTGCCTCTGCGGTTGGCTCTGCGTAGGATTCCTTCGCACGCCTTCGCGCTTAAATAAAACTTTTCCAATACGTTCTGGTCCTCCAGTACGGCTGCCAACGATGAAGACTCTGCGCCTTCGCTGGGGTACTCCAAAGTACTGAGCATCAAGGACTCTCCACCCGATACTATACCCGAGGTTGGCCATCTCCCCGAGAACGATTCCAAAGTCCTTCCCTCCGTCAGAGGATAATAAACCAGGGACGTTTTCGAGGACGAACCACTCTGTTTGCGTTTCTTCCACAAGTCTTCTAATCTCCCAGAATAACCCGCTTCTTTCGCCAGCCAAGCCAGCCCTTTTTCCAGCCACGCTGAGATCTTGGCAGGGGAATCCTCCTGTAATAATTCCATTCTTTGGGTTGAATCCAGCATTTATTAACTCCTCTCCTGTTATCTGTTGAACATCTGTGAACTGTTTAGCCTCTGGAAAATGCTTGGCTAGTACCTCATTACACTTCTTGTCTATCTCTATTGTAGCTACAACCTTTACTCCATTACGGGTCATAGCCAAATCAAAGCCGCCGACACCAGCAAAGAGCGATACTCCTGTAAGCATTACTTCTCCTTAATAATGTCGGTGGGTGAGAGAGAACTTGTAAGCCTTGCAAGGCGTTCCATAACGTCTATCAATATAACGTAAGCCTCGCAGTATTTGGAGTGCAGGATTTCTACTTCTCTCTCCAAGGAGTTGAGCAATTCCGAAAGCACTAGAAGTTGGGTTCTGTGCGAAGTGGTCAAACCTGCTCTCATTGGTCCATAAGGACTTGAGGCACTCCCACTCTCGTCCTCTCCAACCAAACGCAACCCACGCGTATTTCCTTGCCAGTTTTCTGTTCTCACCCTTCTCCTCCCACGTTGCCTTCGTTCTGTTTATCTCCGTTGGCTTGCTCGGATCTAGATGTGTCGTTGTTTCTATCTGTAATAACACCAAGACTAGAGTTAATACTGGTAGCGCCAGTAATGTCCAGCCACGTTTTTGCCATACTCTCATCAGCTAACCTCTCCTGCTCAAGTAGTTCCTTGTATTGGTCGGGATACTGCTGAGCAAGGCGCGTTAGAGCCCTCGCTCTCGCCCTCTGGTAGTTGCGTAGCCATACTGCTCTCTTTTCAGAGTAGGCTCTGCGTTTATCTATTGTTTTCATTGAGCTTATCCTCCCATACTATGAGCAGGTAGGCAAGAATAGTAGCAAGTATTACGCCTAGTAATATCACGCCTTCTCCCTCTCACTTGTTATAGTAGCCAAGACTATGGCAGTTATATCTATCTTATCGGTGATGAGCTTGAAATCGTCCTCGCTCTGCTCGTCCCATACACTTACCAAGATAGACCTATCCAAGCCACGCCTGAACCAAGTGATAGCCTCGCTTACGCTCGCCCCACCCCACTCCACTTCTCCCTTGTGATCCATTACCTCATAGAAATTAACTAGCTTCATTATCCTTCTCCTCCTTATAGTTGATTAAGTTGATTTGATTTAGGGCATTAACCATACGAATTAGGTTCTTACCTGCCTCGCCAGCCTCCCCCTCCACCATTTGCTTGATAGCAAGTCCTCGGCAGAGGTCTGCCTTAGCTTGATAGTATTCTTTATTCATTTCCCTCTCCCTCTGTTGTGTGAAATAGGCAGGTTTTTGCATATTTACTTCCGTTTATGTGCTTTCTTATATCGTAGCAACCCTCCACCACGCACTCTTTTACCCTAACTTTCCCGTCCATTACCTTCCTCCTCCTCTTTCATCTTGATTAGGTCATCTATTTCAGGCGTTATCTCCTGCTCGTATTGGTCCAATAGATACTCTTTCATCTTAGACATTGACTAGCTCCTCATCTATTATCCAATTAGCTACTGTTTCAATAGCGTCTTTGACCTCGTGATAGACCTCGCCTGTATATTCTCCTGAGCCATAGTCATAGACTTCAAACCAAGAGTTATTTATCCACTCTCCTCCGCTATCATCTATCTTGCTCAGGTCTTTATCGCGCTTGATACCTGCCCTTATTAGATCATCGCAGTATCTAATTATCTCCCCCTTGTAGAGGATACGCATTTCTCCTACGCATACCACGCGATACTCTCGCCCTTGATAGGTAAGGAGAGCTACATCGTTAGTATCTCCCCAAGTATAGAAAGCGCTATCTTGGCGGTCTTTGCGCTCCGCATCATAGTCTAATATCTCCAACTCTACCCCTTTAGGTAGCTTATATTTCATCTTACGCATTTACTTCCTCCCTCTTGCTATCTATCTCTCTTGATATAGCCTCATATGAGTCAGAGCAAGGAATTAGAGAGTCAAAATCTCCAGCAACCTGCCCAAAGACCTCCTCCGAGATCTCAAAGTGTTCCGCTAGGTAATACTGATAGATAATCGGGGCGTTTAAGTCCTCCCCCTTCAAGCGTTCTATCAGTTCTCCTATTGTCGTATAACTAGCCATTATCTCCCTCTCTCTCCCTCTTATCGGTTATCTTGCTTATGATTACTAGCCCTAGATAGATTACTAGGGCATAGATTAAGACTTGAACTAATCCGTCTTGCCACCTGAAAGATAGCTCAAAGATATCTCTCACTTGCTCTCCTCCTCGCATTGATGAGCGCCGCTTACGAATTGTGCCGCGCTAATAATTTTCTTACATTGTGGGCAAATACCAGGACTACTCTCCCATTTCATCACTTACCCGCCTCCTCTCTCACTCTTTGGGCAATTCCTAATAGGTAGTTGTAGAGTTTTACTTGGTCGTATTCCCTGCTCGCGTCAGCTTCCTCGATTTGCTCGCGGAAGTAGTTAATTAGAATTTGAGCGGCGCTATTGTCGCACTCAGTAAGGTTATGCTTCACGCGCTCACCTGCTCTCTATTAACGAGTAGAGCGCGAGCCTTGCCAGCTTGCCCGCTCCATAGGTCTATCAAGCCCGCGTGAGCGGTTATCCTGTTCCAAGGTAAGCCCGACACCATAGCCCCGCGCACCTCGCGGGCGGTTTTCTCGTCGCATTGGAGATGTAAGGCAAGGGTCTTAGGAGCCCACTCTAGCCCGCTCTCGTCGGTTTCAATTTCAATTCTGCCGTAGCTATCGCGGGGAGACATAGCCCGCCCGTCGCTCCACTTACTTAGCCCCGCCCAGTAGCGAGCGTTAGCCTCCGCGTGTAGCGGTAGCCCGTCGCACCCCGATAAATGAACCTCAACTAAAGGCGCAAGAGTTGGAAAGTGTTTTAAGATTTCCTCGTGAATTGCTCCCGCCATAATATACGGATCGCGGTAGCGTTTATCGGTTTTCTTAATTGCTCCCGTAATGGAGAAGTGAGGCACTTGATCGCCACGCTTGACTAGCTCCGCCTCAACCTCAATTAATACGGGCTTACTCTCCCCGTATTCTGCCCCGCTAATTGTTTTGCTCCACTTATTGGAGGCAATAGTTAGCTCTTTCATTTCTTTATCCTTTCATTAGTTGGAGAGATTAGCCCCTCCCTACCCTCCAAGGATAGCATAACCCTTAGAGGATAGGCAAGGTCTAACCAAGTTGCGCGGTTGCTTCCCGATAAGGCGCGTGAGGTAATCTGCCCTCCCTCTTTATTCTGTTCTTTGCGTCATTTATCGCGTTGCTCTTGGTAGAGCCATAGAAAGTTAGCTCACTTTCAACACCATCAATGGTGGCGTTAATCTGCCAGCCCTTAGCATAGGGGGCGCAACTTTTAACATTTAGCTCAACCAACTTACCTTCTAATAAATAGTTCAGCTTCATTATGCGCCTACCTTTACACTTAGAGCCCTTGCCGCTCTTCCAATACTTACGCCTAAATCCGACAGTTCCTCGTCTCCCTTTTCTATTAGTAGTGATACCACCGCGTTTAGTTGCTCGCGGGTTAGTGTCCAAACGTGTTTATCCGTTTCGCCGTTTACGTCAATTATTGCGTAGTATTCGTTTCCGTGTTTCATTACTTACCTCCAATAAGTGAGCCCGATCTGAGCTCATAAGAGCAAGATACACTAGGCTAATCTATCTCGCAATAGATAAAGCAATAAATCTTTCCAGCGTGTCGGATCGCGTGAGCTCTAAGCCTTGAAAGTCTAAGGCTTAAGTATAGGTTGAAGGTTGATAGCTTATCGGTAATAGTGGCGTGATCGTGATAACTCAAGCCTACGCATTGAGCTATCTACTGCCACGCGTGGCGTGGCATAGTGGCGCGGGATAGATAGCGGGAGAGGGTAGAGCTATCGGCTAGGGCTATCAGTTAGAGATATTAAATAAGGCAGGGAGAATTATTAGGGGAGAGGGGCGCTAGAGAGTGCCGAGGGGTTAGTAAGCCCCAGAAAAATAACCAGCAACCAGACAAAACAGACCATAACGCATAGACTACGCAACCACGACAAAACGGACACCCTAGGTGTTTAACTTGCGCGGGCGGTGTACTGTACTCCCCAACAAAGTTTTTTTCCTAAAGTGAACCTTGATCATCTAGTGTCCTAGTTTGTCCGTATTTAATTGTGATTTTTACCACAAAATAAAGATTTTTAGAAAGAAAGCGGGAAATGACTATTTTTTCCCGCCTAATACAGTATAGGAGCAGTAAGCGGGCTACTGGTAGCTTACTGCGGGCTACGCTCACGCTACGCCCGTCTAAGGGCTGTAGCTGACTTACCCCTCACTTCGTTGTGACTCGTTCGGGCGCTCAAGCCCGATGACGAGGCGCAAGTCGCCTCATTTAGTTGGGTGTAATCTATCTATAATTTAGGAGCCTGCTATTTCTAATAACACTGCTGATATAGCTAAGAGGGTAATCCTTAACGCTGTAGCAGAAGGTATGACTATAGAGACGGCTTGCGGTGAAGCTGGTAAGTCTATGAAGACTTATGAATACTACCGTAGATCCGATAAAGTCTTCGCAGATAAAGTTGATAGAACCCGCCTAGGACTTCGTTCCAAGAATTTTGCAGCTACCGATGTCCACGACCTCGGCTTCGCCGAGTTCCGCCAGAAGTTCCTTCATCAGACTACCTTCCCTCACCAGCAGAACCTGGCAGATGTTATAGAGGGTAGGGACCCTTCTTGGCACCATCCCGCTATGAAGTTTGAAAAGGGTATTGCAGATAACCGTATCCTTATCAACATCCCACCGAACCACGCCAAGTCAATTACGATTACCGTAGATTATGTAACTTGGAAGATAGTCCAGAATCCTAACTTTAGAGTCTTGATAGTATCCCAGACTCAGCAGCTTGCAGCAGATTTCCTATATGCTATCAAGCAGCGCCTTACCCATCCGATGTATGAGACCCTACAGCAAGCCTATGCTGCTGGTGTCGGCTTTAACTCTAAGTCTGCTACCTGGACTACTACTAGAGTCACCTTCGGTGATGAACTTAGAGAATCATCTGAGAAGGACCCAAACCTAGAAGCTGTAGGTATCGGCGGTCAGATATACGGTAAGCGTGCCGATATGATTATTGTTGATGATGCTGTTACCTTAAAGAACGCTAATGAATTTGAAAAGCAGATTAGATGGCTTACCCAAGATGTTAGATCCCGTCTTAACCCTACTGGTAAGTTAATTGTTATCGGAACCCGCGTTGCCTCTGTAGACTTATACAAAGAACTACGCTCTCCTGATAGATACCCTGGTGGTCTGGTCCCTTGGACATATCTGGCAATGCCAGCATTACTTGAAACCAATGAGGACCCCACCAAGTGGGTAACTCTCTGGCCTAACTCAGACCAACCCTTTGATGGACAAGGCGATGCCGATAAGACAGAAGAAGGTTTATATCCTCGCTGGAACGGTAAGCATCTTTATGCAGAACGTCAAGCTATGGATGCTCAGACTTGGGCTTTAGTTTATCAGCAGCAAGATGTTTCAGATGATGCCACCTTTGACCCTGTATGCGTAAAGGGTTCTATTGATGGTATGCGTAAAGCAGGTAGGCTCCAGATGGGAGCTCCAGGCCATCCTAAAGATTTAACTGGTTTTTCTTTTGTATGTGGACTAGACCCTGCAATGGTTGGTGATACTGCCGCTATCTGCTACGGCGTAGATCGCATTACTCATAAGCGCTACATTGTAGATGCTATCAAGATTACTAGACCAACACCTGCTCAGATTAGACAGTTGATTATTGATTGGACCAACGTCTATGCTCCTGCTGAATGGGTAGTAGAGCGTAACGCTTTTCAGTCTTTCTTAACTCAGGATGAAGGTATCAGACAGTTCCTAGCATCTAAGGGAACAGTACTTAGAGAACATCATACTGGTAATAACAAATGGGATGCAGGCTTTGGTGTAGCTTCTATGTCTACCCTGTTTGGAACTAAGCAAACCGATGGTAAGCACCACAGAGATAACATTATTCATCTCCCATCAGATCAGACCGAGAATGTCAAGGCTTTAATAGAACAACTTATTACCTGGTCACCCACTACTAAGGGTAAGACCGATATGGTGATGGCTCTATGGTTCTGTGAGATTAAAGCTAGAGAATGGCTTAATAACGGAATGCATACCACACACCATCTAAAGAATCCATTTTTGTCTCGCTATGAACGAGGCAAGCGTCTGGTAGTAAACATAGACGAGTTACTAGCAGAACAACAACGTCAATTTATCTAGGGAGACATAATGCCAAAGAAGCCAACGCTTGATGATTTTATTGCTAAGAAGAAGAAAGTTCCTTCTAAGAACAAAAGGTACCCTGGAGATACAGACGTTAAACTACCTGGCTTTAAGAAGAAACCAGTAATTAAACTTAAGAAGAAGAAGTAAGGACAAATGCTTACAACCAAAGAGGTTATTGCTAAGGTATCACGGTTACAGACTAAGTACTCAGCGCGTGATCAGCGTATGCGCGATGTGCTATCTGTGCGCCAAGGAGATATAAGCAAGGTTTATCCTGCTATGTTCTCTGAGGAATACCCAAAGCCTTTGGTTGCTAACTTTGTAGATGTAGCTGCACGCGACCTAGCAGAGGTAATGGCACCACTGCCATCCTTTAACTGCGCTGCTACCAATATGGTTTCAGACTCTGCACGCAAAGCAGCAGATACTAGAACTCGTATTGCAAACTATTTCGTATCAGGCTCAGAGTTACAGATTCAGATGTATCAGGGTGCTGACTGGTTTAACACCTACGGCTTACTACCAGCAATGGTAGAGATGGATTATGAAACAAACAATCCTAGAATCCGTCTATTAAATCCTTTTGGTGTCTATCCAGAGATGGACCGCTTTGGTCGCTGTATCTCAATTACTCAAGTAATGAATACTGATGCAGAATCTCTAGCAATGCAGTATCCAGAGTTCTATGATCAAATTATTGTAAACAAGAACTATGCAAATAGTTCTCCTTATATCACAATGATTCGTTACCACGATAAGGACCAAGATTTAATCTATGTTCCAGATCGTAACAACTTAGTTTTATTAAACCTACCTAATGCCATTGGTAAATGTTTAGCCCGCGTTGCAATGCGTTCATCCCTAGACGGAGAAGCACGCGGTCAGTTCGATGATGTTCTAGCAGTACAACTTGCTCGTGCTCGCTTTGCTGTTCTACAGATTCAAGCAGCAGAGAAGTCTATCCAAGCACCTATTGCTATTCCGCAAGATGTGCAGGAACTAGCACTTGGTCCTGATGCGATTATGCGTTCTGCTAATCCGCAAGGTATTCGCCGTGTTCCATTAGAACTTCCACCTGGAGTCTTTACAGAATCTGGCGTTCTAGAGCGAGAACTACGTTTAGGTTCTCGTTATCCAGAAGTTCGTAGCGGTAATGTTGATGCTTCAATCATTACAGGTCGCGGAGTACAAGCCCTACAAGCTGGCTTTGATACTCAAGTTCGTGCAGCGCAAGCACAGTTTGCAAGACTATTTACCGAGCTAGTATCTCTCTGCTTTGAGGTGGATGAGAAAATCTTTGGTTCTATGACCAAGGAAATCAAGGGAGTAGATGACGGTACTCCGTTTAATATGAAGTATGTACCAAGTCGTCAGATTGCTGGCGAGTATGGTGTAGATGTTCGTTACGGCATTATGTCTGGTATGAATCCAAACAATGCCATTATTGCTTTACTACAGATGCGAAGCGACAAACTGGTATCAAGAGATTATGTACGCAGAGAAATTCCTATGGAGTTAAATGTCACTCAAGAAGAGCAGCGTGTGGATATTGAAGAGATGCGTGATTCTTTGCGCGTTGCTGTTGCTCAGTATGCTCAGACCATTCCAGCACTTGCAGCCCAAGGTCAAGATCCTTCTCAGATTGTTTCTAGAATCGCCGAGGTTATTAAGGGTCGCCAAAAAGGTAAACAACTTGAGACGATAGTTGAAGAAGTATTTGCTCCAGAGCCAGCTCCAGAAGTCCCAACAGAAATGATGGGCGAACAAGTTCCAGCAGCAGGTATGGCCCCCGTTCCTGCCTCGCAGCCAACTCCAGAACAAATGGGTGCGGCCCCTGCTGCTGGCTCTCGTCCAGATATAGCGTCATTACTCGCATCTATTGCAGGGTAGGGAGGTGTAAAATGAAAAAAGGTGGTCGTGCAAAGGCTCCAATGGCAAAGCCAACAGAGGGCAAGAAAGATACTTCAAAGCCAGCAGGCGGCAAAGTCGAATTTGGCTATGCAGGTAAAGCTCGTAAAGGCAAGAAGGCTTAGTTTTATAGTGAGAGGATAGAGCGTGGATAAAGATAAAGATTTCGTACCACGCTCTGTCACTCTCGCAGATTTCTTAGTAGTTGTATCAGGTTTCTTTGTAAATATAGTCCGAGCTGTAGAGATGCTCGCATCAGAACTTTTAGATTTAGCAGTGTATAACGCAAATAGAACAACAAAGGTTTCCAGAGTATGGGAACAGTTCACATCAGATTTAGAGAAGATGGAGGATCCAAATGGCTAGAGGGCCTATGGCAGGTGTATCAGGACCTGGTAAATTCTCCAAGAGAACAGATGGTTTATCTTTTGAATCAACAGAGTACGGCTCAGGTGTAGCCAATGCTGCTAATAAAGCAGGAGCTCCACTAGCTAAGACTCCAGATGTACGCCCAACATCTCGTAGCGAGATGGGTATGGC